GGACGGTTGGCTTCCGTCCGCGATCGGTCAAGCTGTTCAACGTTACCGGATCGGTCACAGCGGCTTGGTTGGAGGGTATGGCCGATGCTTCCGCTGTGAAGCAGAGCAACGATGGTGGTTCGGTGAGCCCGTGCGTTCTCGGGCAGCCTGTGCTCGCGGATGTGGATCGTGTGGTTGATGATCAACTGTTTGCTGATGGATCGCTGGTTCTAGCGGCTCAACCGGATTGTCCTCGCAATCTCACAATCGCCCTGACCGACGCTGACAATTCTTGCACGGGAACCATCCTCGTGACTGGCAAGGATGCCCTCGGCCGAACCGTGACAGAGACGATCTCCCCCGACAGCTTGGGTGGAGGCAAGACGCTAACCGGAACGAAGATCTTCGCATCGGTGACAAGCGTCGTGGTATCCCTTGCGGCAGGCGCGGGCGGAGGAGATCTTGTGAATGTCGGCGTAGGCAACAAAATCGGTCTTCCTCTCGACATCGCTGCTTCGGCGAAAGTTCAAGACGTCTACCTCGGCGGAACGCGAATCGCTTCCCCAACGATTGTGACTGGAACAAGCATTTCTTCTGTCGATGTGTCGGCGGGAACCTATGATGGATCGAAGCTGATGATCGTGTGGCTGGTGGCTCCGAATCAATTGGTGAGCCTGATCTCTTCTGGCGGCATCACGCCACTGAGCGACGGATTCAGACTTGGAACGGACGCTGACCTGAATGTCTCAGGTGAGCAAGTCTATTTCGAATGTATCGACTGAGAAAGGGGAAACACCATGGCTTCCGGAGCAGCTCGTCAAGCGACAGGTTCTTTTATCGGTACGGGTTCGGCATTCGACGTTCGGACCGTCGGCTTCCGCCCTCGGATCGTCCTTCTATTCAACGTCACGGGTCTGACTCATGCCTCGTGGTCTGAGGGCATGGCCGCTGGGTCGGTCTTCAAGATCATCAACCATGCCTCGGCGCAGAATGTTCTCGCCACATCCAATGGGATTACTCAACTGGCCGACGGCTTCACAGTTGGATCAGACGCGGATATCAACACCGCTGCTGAAATCGTGTACTATCTGTGCTGTGAGTAAGCGTTGATTAAATTCGAGCCCCGAGTGAACGAGGCTCGAATTTTTCTTTTTCACTCAGAAAAGGAGTTCATCAAATGGTTGGGCTAACAATGAGTCCTGACTTCCAGCTTTATCGGACAGTGACGGACGCTGCTGATTCTCTGCCCGAGACTGATATCGATAAGGGGTTGAACACAGCCGACTATGAGGATTTGATCATCGAGGTCGTTCCGACAGGCTGCGATCCAACTATCGAAGTTCTGTTTTGGTCGGAGTCGGCCAGCGCGTTCATCAAAGAGCACACCGCGATGTCTTACGCGGGCATCGGATCGGGAGTGGCCTTTCAGGTTCGTGTGAATTCTTTCGGGCGAAAGCTTTTTGTGGCTGTGACGGGGACAATCGGAGCGGGGGATGTGATCGTTCTAAACGTGGCCGGTTGGAGGTAGTCTTGCAACAAGCAAGAAAAGGCGTGCAGCTTCTCCATGGCGACTTGGGGTTGCTGCATTCATGCAACAAAGAAGAGCTGATCAATCTCTATGATCAGTATAAGAAGATGTCGAATGATTTGCTTCGTAGGGCAATCGTTGACTACAACCGAATCGATTTGCTCGCGAATCAGATTCTCGGCTATCAGATCGTGCCGATGCACCTCGCAATCCAGAAGTTCCAATTCGAACACTTAAAATCGCTCCAGCTTGTTTTTCGTGGCGCAGGCAAAAGCACGACAGGGACAATCACGAAGGCGATTCACCTCTTGCTGAAGAATCCGAATCTCCGAATCTGTTTGGCCAGCAAGACAGCCGGAAATGCAGAAGGCTTCCTGAAAGAAATAAAGGCGCATTTCGAAAACAATCAAAAGCTCGAAGAGATTTTCGGACCGTACTTTGATCCTCGTCGCGTGACCAAATGGGACTCGAAGGAGATCGAAGTTCTTCCCCGAACCATTCATACCAAAGAAAGTTCGATCACTTGCGTAGGCGTTGATGGAACGATCGTCAGCAAACACTACGACGTCATAATTTCCGACGACTTGGTTGATGAGGAAAATTCGCGTACTAAGTACATGAGAGATCGAACCCGAACGTGGTTCTATCAAACGCTCGATCCGTGTTTGATGCCTCCCGATCCATCTATTCCTCATCGCGGCGAACACCATATTTTGGGAACGCGCTATCACTTCGATGATCTCTACGGGAGCCTAATGCAGGGCGAGATGAAAGATTGCTATAACGTGATTCCGGCTTTGGATGAATTCGGTCGGAGCCCTTGGCCGGAGACATATCCGCCAACGTGGTTCGAACAAAAGAAAGAGTTTTCGGGAACGATCATTTTCAATAGTCAGTATCTTTGCTCGACCGATGCGATGAAAGGCGAAGTGTTCCAATACGATGATTGCCAAGTGATCGACGACGCTGATATTCCGAACCAGCTCAAAATATTCCAAGGCGTCGATTTGGCAATCACCGAAGATGAGAAGAATGATCAATTTGCCGACATCATAATCGGGAGAGACAAGGCCGATAACATCTATATCATGGATGTTTATTTGGATCACATCTCATTCCCGAAGCAGAAGAAGCAAGTCTTGGAGTTCTACGATCGATGGGATCCGATCCGGGCAGGTGTTGAATCGAACGCCTATCAAGCCGCCCTGTATCAGGAGTTGAAGGACATCGACAAAGAACTCCGATTTATTCCGCTGCATACCGACAAAGACAAGATGACCAGAGCTTGGAAATTGACCCCTTTGTTTGAGGCGAAGCGGGTGTTCTTTCGAAAGCCAATGTCCAAGTTGATCGATCAATTCGTTCTTTTTCCTTCGCATCGATTCAAGGATGGAGTCGATGCTTTCGATTTGGCCTATCGCGCTAGTTCGAAAAGGCAACGTCGTAAGCGCCGCGAAGAAGAGCCGGGCTTGATCTAAAGCGAGGTATAGAAAATGAGTGACCATAAGCCAAATGACGAACTCCGTGCTTCGACAGAGCGGGCCGAGAAATCCAACAAGTCGGCTTTGCGAGCACTCGTCTTTCCGGTCAAGAAGCAGATCGCCGATAGAACGATGGCTTCGAAAGAGCTTCCGGAAGATCCGTTTGAGCAATTGATAAGCGACGGGCAGGTTCTCATTCCGCCTTTCGATCTCTTGACGCTCACGATGTTGAATGAGCAGAGCAGCGAGCTTGGCCCTTGCATTGACGCCATGGTCGCGAACATCGACGGCTTTGGTCATCGTTTTCTTTCGCGTATCAAAAAAGATTCGGAGAAGCCCGACGAAGAACTCGATAAGACCGTGCAGACAGAAAAGGTTCGTCTGGAAAATTTCTTCGCCTACGCTTGTCTTTCCGATTCGTTCCGCTCTTTCCGAAAGCGTCTTCGAAAAGATCTCGAGTCGTGTGGCAACGCTTGGTTCGAAGTCATTCGTGGGCCTAGCGGTGATATTCAAGGCTTCAACCATCTGCCGTGCTATCAAATGCGCCTCGGCGTGGCTGAAGCTGTGGCGACTCTTGTCGATATGCCTGTCCTTGAAATGCAGCAAGACAATTCGATTGAGGTGAAAACCATCAAAGCGTGGAGGCGGTTCCGCCGTCATTGTCAGTCACGGATTTCGTGCTTCAAGAACGTGCAAGTCTCTTCGGGATTCGAGACTCGTTGGTTCAAAGATTTTGGCGATCCTCGCACGTTTGACAATACATCAGGGCGTGAAGTGAAGGACGCCGAACTTGCGAAGATGTCGGAAAGCTCAAAGGCCAGCGAAGCCATTCACATGAAGCTATATTGCTCTCGCTCTCCCTACGGCCTCCCCAGATTCATCGGGAACTTGTTGGCAATCTTCGGCGATCGATCTTCAGAGGAGATCAATTACATCACATTTAAGAACAACAACATTCCTTCGATGGCCATGCTCGTATCGAATGGTCAATTGACCTCGGCGACCATTAGCCGTATCAGCGAATTCGTGGAATCGCAGATCCAGGGCAGCGACAACTATTCCAAGTTCTTGATCGTCGAAGCCGAATCCGCTTTCGAAGGGGAAGACAGCAACCCGGTCAAAATCGACATCAAGCCGTTGACCAAAGAGCAACATTCGGATGAGCTGTTCCAGCAATATTCGAAAAACAACCAAGACAAGATTCGGCGGGCCTTCCGCCTTCCTCCGATTCTGGTAGGTAGGGCAGATGACTACACCCGCGCCTGTTATTCGGAAGACACCCAAACCTTGACCGAACAAGGGTGGAAGTATTATTGGGAGATCGAGGAAGGAGAACTGATCGCTACTTTGAATCCCGACAGTCTACAGCTCCAGTATCGTGAGCCGATTGGCGGAATTCATCTGTACGACTACGATGGCCCCATGATGCACTTTGAGAACCGCAACACCGATGTCTTAGTCACCCCCGAACATTGGATGTGGATCAAAGCAAATTTGGGATTCGAAAAGGTTCGGGCGAAGGATATTGAAGCCAATCGATTTTCTTTCATGTCCTCCGCTTTTTCTCGAGAACCGCTTCTTCAAGCGGAACGGTTCGTGGAAATTCCTGAGATGATTTTGAATGATGGGCCGAACGCTGGAAAAAGAGGAAAGGTTCAAATACCCCTTTCGCTTTGGGTTGAATTTGTCAGTTGTTTTGTTGCCGATGGCTCAACGACTCCCGAATTCGTCGGAGGAAAAAGACGCTGCATGTATAACATTTCGTTATCGGCGAAGAAGGAGAGAAAGGTCGAAGTCTTCAAGCGAATCTATTCCCAATTGAAAGAATTGGGATTTAGAGTATTCGAACCGGCTACCGATAAAAATGGAATGGTTCACTTCATTCTTGCTGATAAGGTGCTGTGGAAAATGCTCCGCGACAATTGTGGGCGCAAAGCTTCTGAGAAGCGTTTGCCGATGGAATTCTTGCACTACGATTCCGACACGCTATCGCTGTCTTTGCGAAATTTGCAGAACACGGATGGAACGATTGACTCCCGCGAAGGGAGAACGTCGTGGAGCTACTCCACTACATCACAAGAGCTTGCTGATCAGGTTCAGATGATGGCGATTCACCTCGGCCATCGTGCAAATATGGTTATGACGAAGGGAAAAGGAAACAAATCCGATTGCTACCGCGTATTGATTACTCCCGACCGGATTGAGCATTTGGTGACATCGGAGCAGATTGAGGAAGAATGGTATTCTGGAAAAGTGTACTGTTATGAAGTTCCTGGCCATCTGTTTTTCACTCGTCGCGAGGGAAAGGTAACAGTGCAGGGCAACACCGCCGACACTTCTCGTCGGCTAGCCGACGAACAAGTCTTCGCTCCGGAGCGAGATGATTTCGACGACATGCTCAACCGGATAATCTTTCCGGCGATGGGAATCAAGTACCACAAGTATCATTCCAACTCGCCAAACACGACAGACAACAGCGAGCTTGTTTCGATCCTTGCTGGCGCGGAACGGACAGGCGGAATGACGCCTCGAATTGCTCGAATGATTCTCGAGGATGTGTTGAGCATCGAGCTTCCAGATTTCCCGACCGACTTCCCGCAAGATCTGCCGTTCTCGATGACTATGGCCGAAGCGGTCAAGAATCAAGCGCAGCCGACAGAGGTTGGTCAACAAGTGACGGCGCTGAAGACGATCGAAATGTTGACGGGCTCAGACCAACACTTTGTCGATCGTCTGGCTGCGATTCAGAAAAGGCTCGATCAAGAGTGGAGCGAATTGTCCAAGCACGAGGAGCATGAGTGATCACCCTCGAGAAAATCGACGATCTGTTTTTGCGCCTCCACACGTTCGATTCGATTTTGTCGAAAGTGGCGAGCGTCTCGGCTGTTGCTCAGACAAGGCGGATTGAGGCGAAGCTCCGTCAATACTTCCTCGCGAAATGGAACGTGCTCCGTCGTGAGGCAGCGGAGAAAGCCGCCCGTCTTGCTCGGGATGGAAAATCTCCCGAAGCAATTGCCTCAGCCGTTCGGAACATAATGGACGAATGGAGTTCTGAGGTTCGCCGACAACTGACCGAGGATATGGCGCGCATCTATCGTCTTGGTCGAGAGTCTCTTTGGGTGAAAGCTCAACGAATGGGAGCACAGCCGGTTGAGAAGGCGAAGAAGAAAATCGTTCTTTCGCCTGTTTTCGATCAAGCCGATCGGCAGGCGGTTCGTGCGATTCAGAACCAGCAGCTTTTCTGGATCTCCGAAGTTGATGGGTATCAGAAGGAAGTCGCTTCGAAGATTCGCGACGTCGCCGAGTCGGTCATTCTAGAAGGTGGAGGCGATCGGATTTTTGCCGGAAAAGAACTCCGAGAGGAGATTGATCGCGTGCTTGGGTATATCTCAACACCGAGCGGCTACAACGGATCGGTCGAAAGCTACTTCGAAGGATTGGCTGCTTCGGCTTCTACGACAGCCAGAACTCAAGGGCAGATTCGTTCGCTTCAAGAATTGGAAGTTACCAACTACGTGGTTGTCAATCCGGACGATGAGCGCACTTGTCCGATTTGTTCCGAGATGAACGGAAAATCATTTACAGTGGAAATGGCCGGCGAGATGGCGGATGAGGAACTCGATGCCGATACGCCAGACGAAGTGAAAGAGGCTCATCCGTTTGTCGGCTTGTCCGATGTGGAAGGGTTGGACTCGGAAGAATTGGCGAGCAAGGGAATCATCTTGCCTCCGTTCCATTTCAACTGTCGATGCAACGTGGATATTGATTCTTCCTCGATTCTGCGAGATTCCGAAGAATAGGAGAGCAGTCATGGGTAAGAAAAAGAGAATGATGATTGTTCCGGAAGAGCGCAACCTTCGCGTCACAAAATCGCTGACAGGCGAGGAGGAGCAACCCCATGCGGTCATTCAACAAGCGATTGACTCCGGTTCTTTATCTGGAGGTGGGTTGAAGAATCCGGCCTCGCTTCCTGGTGGATCTGGGGTTCTTCCATTGACGGTACTCTCTCAGCCGGAAGAGAAGACATCCGACATCGAGAAGATTAAGGACGCAGCCAACTACGTTCCATCAAAGGTAAGTGACGAGGTTCTGCGAGACGACTTCCGAATCGTGCTCGCATGGTTCGCTTCGTGGAGAAAGAGCCCGGAGACCTTCATGTACTCGGGGAGCTTTCTCCATCAGCTTCTCCGGAAGATCTTGGAAGAGGCGAAGCGTCGAGGCCCGGAGGTCATCACCTTCCATCCTGCGAAAATGGATTCCGATACCAAACCCTTCTTCCTGGACATCGCCGAGGACGTTGGACTGCCACCCAGCCAGCTTCAGAAGGCCGACAAGCTCGCTCCAGACTCGAACCCGGAAGAGATGACCACCCGGGAATTGAAGGGCGCTCACTGGGCCTTACATTTGATGTACCGGCGATCGGCCAAGGGTCTCGAGCCCGGATTCACGGTGGAAGGTATCAGCAATCTGCACTCGAGGATTGTGGACACCCTTTTCGGCCGAGGCATTCTACACCCGGCTCCGCCAGATGACGGATTGGACGACGCCTCATCTAGCTTCGAAAAGAACGGAGTCTCTCAACCGGACTGGACGAAGTTCGAAAGCAGCAAACCTGTGAGGAAGAGCGAGGAGGATTCAGAGGACGAATCCGAGATGGATGAACGTGAGAAGTGCTATTCTGAGGTTTCGGAGAAAGATCTCGAACCGTAGGAGGCAAGAATGTATAAGCTAGTGAAGAGGATTGTGATTGAGATTGCACACTTCCTTCCCGAACATCCGGGACTGTGTCGGAATCTACATGGTCATAGCATCGAGGTTCACATCGAGCTATCGGCCGTCGATTTGAACGAAAATGGAATGGTCGCGGATTTTGGCGATATCAAGTCAATTGCCAACAAGTATGATCATCAATGCTTGAACGATTTCCCCGAATTCACCTCCATTCCTCCGACATCCGAAAACCTAGCTAGGTTCCTTGCGGAAGATTGCATGAGGAGATTTCCAAATATTTATTGTGCTGAAGTCAGCGTGCGAGAGACCGAAGGATCGGTGGTGACTTACGTGCTGCCAAGGAATGCGGAATGAAATATCCAATCGTTGAAATTTTCAATAGCGTGCAGGGCGAGGGCTATTGGGCAGGAAAGCCGATGTGCTTCGTTCGTCTCGCCGGTTGCAATCTGGCTTGCGCTTGGTGTGATACCGATCATCGAGAAAAGGCAGTGATGACGGCCGAGGAAATCTATGGGCGAGTGATTCAGTTAACAGAGATGACCACGATCGATACCGTCTGCTTAACTGGAGGAGAGCCGACGATTCACGACCTCAGTGACTTGTCCTATTTTCTTTCTTCCGGCTTCAAAGTCCACGTTGAGACGAACGGATTGAGAGAACTCGAGCTGGACGAATTTATTGATTGGATCACAGTGTCGCCGAAATTTCCTCCCGGCCTTTCTTACGTTCGAGCCACCGCTGGCGACGAGCTGAAAGTTCCGGTCTGCTCGGAATTGACAGACCTCGACATCAAGGATTGTGAGAACTTTGGGTTGTTTTCTCATCGATATCTTCAGCCGGTTGATGGCCCCTATCTGAAGCAGAACGCCGTTCGCTGTCTGAATCTGGCGATGAGGGGGAATTGGCGGCTCAGTTTCCAAGGCCACAAACGATTCGATTTGGCGTAGGAGATTGTCGTGGATGAAAACAAATTCGAAGAAGCGTGTTCTTTGGTTCGGCAGATGTTGAAGTTGATCGGCGAAGATCCCGATCGCGAAGGCTTGCTTGAGACACCCGCTCGAGTCGTTCGCTCGTGGTCTGAGATTTACGCGGGTTACTCTCAAGCCTGTGAAGACTACGCAAAGGTCTTTGAGCATCGGTGTGATGAAATCGTCATGCTGCGCGGGTTGAATTACTGGAGCATGTGTGAACACCACATGCTTCCTTTCTTTGGCACTTGTACGATCGCATACCTTCCAGATCGGAATCGAGTGATAGGCGTCTCGAAACTGGCTCGTATGTTGGAGGTCTTCTCTCGTAGATTGCAGCTCCAAGAGAGATTGACGGATCAGCTTGCGAACGGAATCCAAGAAGCGATTCAACCGAAGGGTGTGGCTATCTATATCGACGGTCATCATATGTATATGTCGATGCGAGGCGTTGGTCAAACGAACCCCACGATGCGAACACATAAATTGATCGGCGTTTTTTTGGAAGATAGCAAAGCCAGATCCGAACTGATGTCTCTGCTTTCATTGTGAGGAACCCAATGGTAACTGCGATCATAACGACTACGTTCACCGGAATACATTGTTGGGCGAACGCTCCGATGTTCAAGCACGCTCATCTGAGGAACCCTCATCGTCATTTGTTCCATGTGAAGGTTTACATCCAGCAAAAGCACGATGATAGGGACATCGAGTTTTTGGGTTTCAAAGACCGCTTGGATCAGCATATTCAGCTATGGCCATTCGATCTTGGAAGCAGATCGTGTGAAATGATGGCTCGAGATCTTATGAATTGGATTCGGTTGAATTATACGGACCGTTACGTTGCTGTGGAGGTTTCGGAGGACGGAGAAAACGGCGCCAGAGTTGAGGATATGAAAATCAGCTTTTGTTAACGCTTCGTTGAGTAGAGCAAAAAAGCTTGGACGAGTAGAGCAGAAAGGAAACCTCCAATGAAGTGGTATTTTGCAGCCGGAACCAAGGAAGGGGTTGATATGCTGCTCGAGGAGAAAGTCTCCTCGATTCTGATGTCCTTCGCTTACTGCAAAAGGGGCCTTCCGGAGGCTTTGGTAAAGGCCGGAAAGAAAACCGACATCATGGTCGATTCCGGAGGTTTTACGGAAGTCGGAAAGCCGGGGAGCAGCCAACTCGAAGGCTACATGGAATTTCTAATCAGTCATAAAAAACTCATTGACGAGTATGTGACGCTGGATCATCCGCATAAAAGAGAGATCACATTTAAGAATTATGCTGCCATGATCGACAAGGGACACGACCCATTGTTTGTTGATCATATGTGGTTTCCTTGGGATGATCGACTCGAGAAGATCTACAAGAATAAGAAGCTCTGCTGGGGAGGAATGGAAAATAGTTGGGCGGAGAAGCAGATCAAACGAATGGACCACGCCTTGGATAAACTTCTGCATGATCCATCAACCAAGATGCACGCTTTGGGTGTTGGTCAGCGATTGAAAAGATTTCTACCCTGGATGGATGCTCTCGATTCGTTCGACTCTTCGACCTGGAGAACTGCCCTTGGAAAATTTGGAAAGTGGACCATATTCGAGCATGGTACGGAAGAACATCCGATGCCGAGGTTTCGACAGGTAGCTCCGCCCTGGTCTGGAAAAAAACCAGGCAAAGAGGTTTATGAGGCTTTCGAAAAGGAAAAGCTCAGTGGCCACGTATACGACGATCGAATCAGGATGGCGATTCGATCGTTGAAGAAATATTATGCGGCTATTGAGAAGTTCCACGCTGACAATAAAAAGAAAGGTCACGAGTGGCTTCACGAAGTCGCGATGAAGAAAGACGAGGAAGGGCCGGACAACGACTATCCTTTACAAGTTCAAGTATCGATTTCGCTCGCCGATCTGAAGGCGGAATCTGGCTTTCGGTCTTCTCCTTATCTCCCGGCCCATGTTCAAAAAAGGCATGACGGATTCAAGATGCAAGCGGTTCGCAAATGCGGAGTGGTCACATTATTGAATGATCAAGCGCAAGATGAGACGGAACGCTTCCCTCTGATATGCAAACAACTGGCTTCCTTGAATCCGGCTACCGATTTTGTTTTCGACGCTGTTCTCGAAGCGCGGAGCGACATCTTGAATCTCTCAAGCGAGGAAGTGACGAAGGGGATAGTGAACGAGGATCGATTTGTTCTGAGCGTTCTCGATGTGGTTCGGACTGAAATAGACGTTCGAGAAAAATCATTCGTCGAGAGATCTCAGATTTTGGATACCTTCGACTTCCCCCAAGCATCGTTGGTGTCTCCGAGTCCGGGGTTGAATCGATCACCCTCCATGTTCGTTCGAGATTCGGAAGAGGCCGAAGAGGCCGTCTTGAAGATGAACAAAATAGCCGGATCGCGCGGAGCAGTTTTGCATTCCGAGATTGTGGCAGAGATCGAAAACGAGCAGCCTGTGACCAAAGCGGTGAGCGAGAAAAACGATCCCTATCTCACAATTCCTCCCGAGGATCGAAAATATCCTTACGTTGTCCATCAACACTGGCGCGGGAAAGGTGTTCATTCAGATTTCCGGATCGGATTCAAGCCGGAAGATCTTGCGCTTGGTTGGACGTTGAATACAGCAATAGCGGACGCTATCAAAGAGCCAGTGACAAATCTGGCAGAAGCCCGACAAGCCGCCAAAGAGAAAATGGGCGACTACTCGAAGATCAACTGGCGAACGGGCGAGTGGGCTTTACGCGACAAGATGGGTGTGGAGAAGCCATCGAGAACATCCATCTTGGCTGAGAAGAAGAATCCCGCTCCCTGGAAATGGCTCGAGGTCGAAGGAGTGACAAAGGTTCCGGAAGAAGGCGAAGCTCTCCCAGTCGGAGGGACGCGCAATTTCCCCGGAGTCTTTTTGATCGTGGATCGTGGCGATTTAGAATTCGGCGCTCAGAAGCCATGGTTCCACGAATACTTCGTGCAAGGCGATAGCATGAACTATCGCGTCATCTTCCGTCAATTGAAGATGAGCGCTGAAGTTCTTCCTCCGTCTGAAGGCGACAATGACGGGGAGGGGTCGAGCGAGCGGTGGCTGTTTGCCAGACCGGATGAACTGAGACCTTACGTTTTGGACAAAGAAGCCGTTGCCAAAGGCTGGATGCCTCCGGCCGGAGTTTCCGCCTTGCCCGAAGCGATCCGAATTCAAGTTCCGAAGCACTATCAGTACTGGACGATATCGAATCAGGCCAATGCGAAGATGACGCGCGACTACTTGGTCGATGATATCGAGAAGAAAGAAGTCATCTTGGATTTCGAAGCCTCTTATAAGAGAGCGGTTCACAAAAGGAACGAGGAGAAAGAAATGGACTTCAATTCAACAATCCGCTTTGGAATGCCGATTGCGAAGGTGGATAAAGATAAGCAGTTGGTTACGGGCATCGTGCTCGAACCCGATGCCGTTGATGCACAGGGCGATACGATTGATCGTGAGGCAATCGAAAGAGCGGCGCACAACTTCTTGGCAAAGTACAACAGGGAAACTGAAATGGGATTGCTCCACCAAGTCTTTGGTGAGATAGGCGTCGAATTAGTTGAGTCCTATCTTGCTCCGGTCAATCTTGAAATAGGAGGCCAATCCGTTAGCGAGGGAACATGGTTGATGACGGTACGAGTGAAGGATGACAAGCTATGGAAAAAGATCAAGGAGAAGGAGATCACGGGATTCTCCATCGGAGGGGTCGCTGCTGTAGTATAAACGTCGCTTGACTTTATTTCGGGAATCAATAGTCTTGGAGTGAAGGAGTGTGTTTGCAGCCAATGCTTATTTACGATGTAAATAGAGAGTCGGGTTAGCGGAGGAGCCATGGCAGATCAGACAAGGCGAATTCTAGACGTTGACGTTCGGGAAGTATCTCTGGTTGATCGCGCTGCAAATCTGCGGCAATTTCTTGTTCTCAAGCGTTTGACGGAGGAAGACATGGGAGCGTTTATCGACGAAAGGAGCGAAGTCGTGAAAGCAAAGAAAGATGACGAAGTGAAGGAAGACGAAGTGAAGGAAGACGAAGCCAAGGAAGAGGCCGAGAAGGAAGCGGCTAAGAAAGCCGGCAAGCCGAAGTTGAAGGAAGACGAGGAAAAGGAAGAAGTCGAGGAAGCCGACAAGGCCGCGAAGAAGAAGGCCGGCAAGCCAAAGAAGAAGGAAGAAGGCGACGAGGAAGAGGAAGACGCTGAGGTGGAATGCCAAGAAAAGAAGAAGGCCATGAATCCGATGGCCGTCGCTGGCATGCTCCAAGGTCTCAAGGGCAAGGGTCTCCCGTCCGAAGCGGTCAAAGAAGTCGTCGCGTGGCTCGAGAGCCAAAAGAAGTCCGGCAAGCCCGACCCTTCCGAGGAAGCTCCGCCCGACGAGGAAGTCGAGGCGTCCGAAAAGAAGAAGAGGGGCATGAAGAAAAACCTGGCCGTCGCTATCATGGAAGACGGCTCGATCATAGTAGAGGGCGAAGAGATCAGCAAAGCGCGGAAGTTCACTGAGTCCCGAACTGGGACGGTCAAAGAAGTCGTGACCCAGCTATTGAATCTGCTCCACGATGTCGATTCGGATGCTGCGAAGGCCGTTGTCAGTTCTTTTTCCCAGTTTCCCCTTGGTTCCGTTCCCGCTTCCGAAGTGAAGCCGCTGGGAACGGAGGGCAAGGTTTCCAAGCAGCTCGAGGAAGAAAATGCCGAGCTGAAGAAGCGCCTCGAGACGCTCGAGAAGAGCCGGAGCGATTCGAAGGAACTTCCGGGCGATAAGACGGACGGAGCGCAGGTAAAGAAGAGTCTTTGGAACGGCGTGCTGTGACACGAAAAGAAAACGAAGGAGAAAAGAAAATGACGAACGAAGAACTGGTCCAGAAAGCAATCATCACAACCGACGGCTTGGCTTCCGCTGGAAAGTTGAATCCTGCGCAGGCCGACAAATTCATCGACTATGTGATCGATGAGAGCGTGCTGAAGAACAATTCCCGCATCGTGCGATTCCGCGAAGAGTCGATGGATATCGACAAGATCGGCATCGGCCGAAGAATGGCGTTCCCGAAGACAGAGGCGCAAGATCCTGGCCTCCGTCGTGGATTGACGACTTCGAAGATTTCTCTAACTCCGAGAAGCCTCATCCTCCCGTTCGAGATCTCCGACGAGTTCAAGGAGATCAATCTCGAGGGCGAGAGCGTCGAAGATTCCATCATCAAGATGATGGCTCGCCAATTGGCGAACGACATCGAGGAACTCTACATCCACGGTAACACCGTCGGCCCGGCCATTCTCGAAAGCGACTATAAGGACGGCGGTTCGACAACCAAGTACGTCAAGGACAAGTATCTCTCCATGTTCGATGGTTGGAATCGGCTCGCCGACTCCGGTCACGTTCTCGATGCCGAAGGCGCGAACATCGGCCTGACCGTGTTCGGCTCCATGCTTCGCCAGCTTCCGACCAAGTTCCGTCGGAACCGCTCCGCTCTTCGGTTCTTCCTCTCCCCCGACCTGGCCCAGCTCTACATCGAGAAGTTGGCCACCCGTGCGACGAGCCTCGGCGATAGCGCCGCTGGCGGCGCTGCCCATTCGCCCTATGGCGTGCCGATCGTCGAAGTTCCCCTTCTCCAATTCCTGCCTCAATGTGTCCAGCACGTTGTGCTCAGTGGCACGACTGCGACCGCTCTGCGGTATGCTCCGGTTTCCAGCGTAGTCGTCAGCAAGAGCACCCTCCTCGATACGGCTGAGAGCGCCTACAGCTCTAGCACCGACTACCTCGTGAGCGAGTCGGCAGGCACCGTGGCTCGGCGTGGCGGCACGGCCATCGGCGACGGCGACACCGTGAAAGTGACCTACACCGCGAATCCGCAGGTTCTTCTGACTCACTTCCAGAATTTCATCATGGGTATCGGCAGAGACATCCGGATCGAGAAGGATCGCGACATCTACAAGGGAGTCTACCAGTACGCGATCACCACTAAGATCGCCGTCCAGTTTGAAGAGGCCGACGCAATCGTCAAGGGCAAGAACGTCGGTCGTGGCGTCTGATTCTTAACCGTGTGCATCGTTTGGAAAGGATCTCAAGATGCGCAAGGCTATCGTAGAGCTTCGAGGCTGTTCATCGTATTGCAAAGGTGCTCGGCTATTCGTCAAAGATATCCCTCAAGTCGTAGAGGGCGATCAATCAATCGCGTTCTTCAAGTCTCGAGAAGAATTTTCCGTGCGAGAGATAGCGCCCGTAGTCGATCCGATTCCTGAGCCCATGGTCGAGGAAGTGGTCGAGCCAGAATTGGACGACTCCGATCTTCCCCCTCCCGTGGAGCAGGGCGAGCTGGCCGAACCGGAGCCGGCTCCCATCGTGGAAAAGTCCGCGAAGCGAAAGATTGTGAAGAAGGCTAAGTGATAGTTGGGTGGAGGAGATGAAATACTCTCCTCCATTCTTTTTCCTCGTTTGGCGATTGCTCAAGAGGAGTTCGGCATGTTGCATGTTCACACTTCAGATGGCTTGACGATAGCAATCGATTTTGCCGATGTGGACCAAACGAGGGAGTGGATTGAGAAAATGAAAAACCCCGCTTTCGTGGAACGAATCACAGGCATCTCGATATCCGATCGGGGTGTCATGTATTCTTTCACGAAGCCGCTAGGATTCCAAAGAATCGGGTTCGAGATTGAGAAAGTTGAAGCGGATCAGGAAAGGAAGATCAAAGGAGGAGAGCGATTGGTGTGTTATGCGGACGACGTGCGAATCACTTTGATGGTACACGCTGCACAACGAGCGGTTCGAGTCTCCATGGTCAAAATCGGCAAGCGTCGATTCGACCCTTCGGCGAGGTGAGTTGTGGCGAACATTACAGTCAGCACGACGGGCAACCTCGATGACACCGCTAACCAAAGCTTGCTCCATGGCGAGAATATCACGATCAACAGTGGCGCGGTGCTGACCGTTGATTCCGATAATAGGTGGGCACAACAAGCAGCCGTTGTTGGCTCGGCCGCTGTCTCGACAAGCTCGCAAGGCGGAACCTTCAAGCTGGATGGATCGAAAACTTGGTGGCTGCCATTTGACGGATCTTCTGGTAGCCACGGATTGGCTCTCACTTCCGCGCAATATTTCGATTCTCCGGCCTATACGGATCAAACGACAGAATCGAACAACGCAACAGCCAACGATATGACTCTCCTGCCTGCTGTTCCCGTTATCAACGACGCCTACTACTTCGGGCACGACTATCAATTCACTCGCCTTTGGGTGAACATCGGAACGGCCGGGGCGGGAACATGGACTATCACTTGGGAGTATTGGAACGGGTCGGATTGGACGGCGCTCTCGAACGTGAGAGATGACACGTCCGGATTCAAACCTTCTAGCACTGGCTGGAAGATGGTTCAATTCTCGATTCCTACGAATTGGACAACTTACGCTGTCAACGGAGTGACAACCTATTGGGTTCGTGCTCGGGTTAGCGCCTACACTTCGATCACTACTCGACCGCTCGGAACGCAAGCTAGGGTTTGTGTTCTCGGAAAGACGTTGAATGGAGCCGGCGGAGCGTCGGGCGAGATCATAGGCGTTTGGGATACGATGGGAGCGGCGCCTGTTTGTGGTAACAGCTCCTCCGCTACAGGTTGGTTCAAGCTCCGCTCGAAGACTGGGACCTTTGTGGATGATGAAGCATTATCTATCAATGGTTCAGCCTACAATAGTGCTGTTGTCAATTCTGCGACCGGAGGCCAGCGAGGCTGGATTCATTTCGTTGGAGAGAGAGCCAACGATGTTATCTATCCATATTTGGGCACATTTCAAGTTCGAGGCGATTGGTTCTATGTCGGCCAAACAGATGGTAATCGCCGACAGACACTCCAGCTTCCCATATCGGACTATTTCCCAGGTGTGTGGATCGAGACGGCAGCAAGTAGCGGAGTGTATAAATTTTGGCCGAACGGAATAGGGGTCTGGGCTGCCGCAACGATGCCGATAGACTTAAGAGGAAAATTTGTCGAAGTTACCTCTACCGGATTGATTCGAATAGGCGGAACGTCTGGCGGAGCCGACTGCGGATATCTTCCTCCTTCTGGATGCAATATCAGAATTCCCAATGTGATGGTTGGAACATCTAGCAGCGCCAATTGGGATGTCAATTTGTGGGAAGCTGCTCATTCGGATCATTGGGAAGTTCGAACAACTGGCGGAGGAGAGTTAGACATAGAGTATATGTGTGGTTTATCGGCCTATGTATATGCGAACCAAGCTACGTCGATGAATATTTCTCATTCGTGTTTTTCGTTTTATCTGGTTGGAAATGAGTTTAATGAGCCTTCTGTTTTGGATGATGTTCACGTCAGTCAGCCAATAAATGGAGTTACTGGCTACGATGCGGTTACCGGAAGTTTTTCCTCAGTGATAACATTGAAAATCAAAAATAGCTCGTTCTGGCGTTATACCGGATTGGGAGCAACGACTTCGCAAGTATATATTTTAGCCATCGGTATGAATGTTGAAGGGGTGACAATTCTTACCGACAACGTTGTTGGTCAAATGGCTCCTAGGGCGTATGGCGGGACTACGAATACTATCTATGTTTCTGGGATGGGAACCCTAACCGAAGAAAGATGTACTGTGATTGGTGGAACTCACTATGCTGGAACTTCAAAGTGTAGAATCACAGATCTTGTTTATGCCGATCGTTTGTTTGGAGCAACAGATACAAGCTACCCAGTTAACTGTTGTTATTTTTCTGGAGTGACCGACGGTGTATTGGATGGACTATCCTTTTTCGCTGGCATTTCCGATATCGTGGCGCCATACAACTATCTTATAGTTACTTTTGGTTGTCGCGGTCTGAGAGTGAGAAATATTGGAACCCAAGTCGCGGCGCTAGATCTTGGAAGCAAGACTTCCTATACCAACATAGCTTCCGGCACGGGCTTCGATCAAAGTGTCAAAACACAAAGAATCTATGTCTCAAATTCAAGAAATACTACTTATCTTTATACTCAGATTTCTTCTAGAGGATACACGATTGAAAATTGTTCACAGAATAATGCCGCAACTCTTGTCGGAGGACAGTCGGGCTCAACCAATGGAAAGATGGTTTTATATAAAGGATTCTATGGCGGCGGCGCATCGACCGGAGGGTTTGGAGCCTCTGGTCCTATTCAAAATGTGTTTACTGGCGTTTTCGGAACTCATTTCTGGGATGCCTTCCATTCTGCGACTCGCGGGAAGATCGGACTGTTCTTCACCCCGAAAATGGATGAGTATCCTTCGAACATAGCCTACGAGATAACCGGAGGCGCTCCCGCGTTTAGTCTGGCTGGATCTCTATACGTCATCGCCTTGACCGATAAGATCGTCTACACTTGGCCTCACTACATTCTCGGCTATACCGGCTTCACATCTGATGCTGTTCAGATCAACGGAACCAACGTCAGCGGAGGAACCTACGGGTTCGGCAATCATCGGATCCGCTATCAGATCGACAAGAACAATGGCAGCGGATTTGGAGCTTGGACGGAATGCACTGCGGCGAATCTGGCAGCCGAGACTGGGATATCTCCTACCCTTGGGTTCAAACTCAAATTTGAGATTTCTTGCGTTGTGGCAGATCCAACAAACGCGATTGCTGGCTTCTACGTTTTCGGTGCTACGGACGCTTCCAGCCAGTTAGCGCAATATCCAATCACTGAGACGGTTCAAGTTAATCTAAACGGAATTGTCCCAGGCTCGAGCTACATTCTGCGAGACATCAATGGGAACGTGTTGGCGGAAAGATATCACTCGGCTGTGACAAACGAGGAGATCATTTTGGAGGTTCCTTCAGATTCTCCTTCGGAATTGGTCTACATATCGGCCGAGATTCGGAAGGGGTCAAGCACCCCGAACTACGAACCATTCGAGACGGCTGGATACGTTAGTTTTATGAGTCCGTTGACGCTAACAATTCTTCAAATACTAGATACAGCAAACCCGTAGGAGATTCCGATGAAAAGAAGAGAACAGCTCCAATCGATTCTGGCAAAGGGCGCTTCAGATCTGAGCGAGGAGGAACAAAGCTTTCTGCGGATTCATGCTCAATTTCTATCGAAGCAAGAAATCGAGAGCTTTTCCCCCGTTCTGCTTCGGAGAAATCTTCTCGCATCGGAACGCTCGGAGTTGAGGAGATTGCTACTTCTGGATAAGCTCTTCCCTCGGCCAGTGGATTGGACGCAAGATGAGGAGAACAGGGAAGCGGAAGAGGACTGTGTTCTCCCGCTTCAGATTGAGAGGGTGTCATGAGCGCCTATGACGATTTCGAATTCGACATCGACAACCTAGTGCTTCGCCACATATCGGGAAGCTCTGTTTACCCTGTAAACACGATTTACAAGGTTTCAGCAGATCTGTCCGATGACCAAGGTCGAATGATCAAGAAATACCCGATGGTCGCTTTGACGCCGGTTGACTATCGAATGGTGTACGGCTGGTTCATCACTCCCGATGCCGTCAAGTATCTGAGCACGGGTTCGATCACAACGTCCGGCTACACCCATCCAACCAATCCAACCGGAATTCGCCTTCTGACCTTCACCGCTCCGACGAGTTGCGTATCGGGCGATGTTGGCAAGCCGGTTTTGGGAGGAACGACAGGGGACGCTGGAACGCTTCTCTACTATGACAACGCGGCTGGCATGTGGTGGATCCGATGTATCGCAACAGACGACCTCTTCGATGTGTCCGAGACTGTCTCCGTGACTGGTGGAACCGGGACAGGAACGACAGCGGGAGCAAGCGCAACAGGCGAAGATGTTTACACCGGAGTTTACACGATCGGCACAATCGAAGCCGGATCGTCGATCTACTTGCGACAGAATGAAGTTGAGATTTCGCCTTGGTGGAGCACCGGAAACATCGACATCTTGATCTATGTCCAAAGAGCTGGAGCGTTGATCAGCTCCGGATTGGTCGATGGATGGATTCGAGAGTGGGGTGATTCGGGAAAATATTTTGAAGCCGATCTCTCCTCTGGCGCCAGGACGCCGGTCTCCGTATTTACCAGGCCCGACTTGTCGAACGCTTCGCTGCTTGCAACGGTCGGAGCATGGGATGACGTTCTCTTCGCTTTCGTGAATGGGACAATCAACTATGGATCGGGAACTGGCTCGGGCTTGGACGACTACAAAATTTTGTGGGATCAGACAAGCAACGCGACAGGTGTCATTCTGAAGAAAGGAACGACGGTCTCCGGAACCTTCACGCTTGGCAACGTCGAAGGGAGCTTCGCTTCGTCTCATGTGGTATCGCTTCTCGCTCAGATTTCTTTCGGAACTCAGACAACGGCTTTCACTGCCGGCCAGGTTGTAACCCAAGCGGTCTCTGGAGCGACGGGAACAATCCGGCGAGTCGACCAAGACCCGAACGGTCCGGGCGTTACGGGCCGACTCTATCTCTCGAACGTTAGCGGGACCTTCAATGCTGTGAACGCTCTTTCCGATCCGCTTGGTGGAGCGGCCACTGCGACGAGCTTGTTGACCGCAGCGCCCTCTTGGCAAGCTTCCACGACAGGCGCCTTCGCGGTCGCTCACACGATGCTCTACAACCTCGAGAACGGCGCGGGCGAGGTTCCTTGGGATGTTGTGATCAAATGTCAATCGCGGGCTTTGGCTCAATGTTACGAGCGGAGCAAGTACATCGTTCGGAAAGATTCAACCCATCAGCTTCGCCGAATCGTATTGGGAGCAATCACACCAATCAGCGGTCGTTTTTACAACGCCGCCTACACCGGCTATGAAATCACAGAACAGGCTCCGTTCGGCCAAATGCCTGGAACGACTTTCTTCGGAGCGAGAGGTGTTCTCATTCTCGGCATGACTGATGCCGATATCAACAACGCGCAGCTCGTCGATTCTACTGGCGCGACCCAGTTTCTCCCGAATCGCCAGAACCTCCGAATCACCGGATTGATCGTTGGCGATCGTGTGGCGCTGTTCAAGTTGACCGGAGCCGGTGGAGATCCGGATGAGAACATGATGGGAGGCGTCGATACAACTTCGGCAGGAGTCAGCTATCTGAATCTGGTAGGTCCGATTCCCGCTGACACACCTGCGAGCGGAACGATTTGGGTGAAGAAGTCGGGAGAGAAGACTTCCCAATACGTCATGTATTCCTACTCTGGAATCTCTGGGAATCAATTGACTGGTCTGAGTCCCGTGACAGCGAAGGCGTATGCTGTCGGTGACACTTGTCTGATTCCATACATCGATGAGGTTTCGGCGGCTTCGTCGGTCAGCGTCCAGATCATCCAGATCGCGACCAGGCCATGCTTGGTCGAGGTTCGGAAGTATGGATACAATCACTTCGAAATCGAATCTGAGATCACTGCGTTGGGTTTGTTAGTCCAAGCGATCAGAACAGTGGACACAGCGGTGTAAGCATGGCGATCCGACTCGACATAGATGATCGATTGATATTGGTCGAAGCGCCCGCTACGAATGTGGAGATCCAAGAATTGGTTCGAGCCATTCGGGCGTTCGAATCGGAAAGGCTATCCCTCTTGCTTCCGAGCTTCGCCGATGCAACGGGAAAGCAGGAATTGAGCCCGGGGAAGCTCGTCGGTCTGACTCTCCTGTTGAGGTATAATTGGAGAATCAAATTCGAAGATCGACCTGGACCTGCAACGATTCGCTGCTTCATAACAGCGGGAAATCTGACAGCGGAAAACGACTACGATGACGATCCGATTGCCGCTTCGGAATATGTATCGACGACGATCGAGCAATCGACTTCGGCGGCTTTGATTCTCTCGCCTGAGACTATCGTCTCTGGAATCCAAGGGCGTCCATTTGATCCAAACGGGCTCTTCCCTTGAGAGGGGTTTGACCAATGCCTGCGCTGGCTAGAAATCAAGAGAATACGCCGAGCATCATCAATTGGTTTACAACGGTAAACGGAACGCTGACCGATATGTATGAGGTCGGCTTCCAGATTTGGGATATCTCTGGAGGATTGCCTGGAACCCAAATCTTTCCAAGCACGCCCGGTGGATGGGAGACTGTGACAGGAACCGATGGTCACTACTCGGTCGGTCATTACTACTCTTTCGATACGGACGAAGATGCTGGTTGGACGCCTAGCCTCGGCACTACAATCGGAACCCATCGCGTGCTGTGGAGGTGGAAAGCAACGGCCGGGGCTCCGTATCAATCGGGCTCTGAGGATTTCGAGATTCTACCGGAGTCGGCAGGTGGAACCGAAGATTGGTATATCACGGTTCAAGATGTGCGCAACGCTGGTCTTTCCGCCGAAGATTATCCCGAAGCAAAGGTGGTCGCCGCGATCGAGCTTTGGCAACGGTTCCTCGAACGGGCTTGTCGTCAATGGTTCAATGCGAGAACGCTAACCTTCCAAGTCGATGGGAACGATTCCGACACTTTGCTTTTTGGCGTGCCGATCATTTCGATCGATTATTTGAAATTGAATGGTTCGGATTCGGAGCTGGATACGGCCTATTACAAATCTTACTCTGGCAATAGCTACCCCGATGATCGCGCAAATCCTTGCATCAAGCTGATAGGCCCGTTCGAATGTCGTAACATTTTCACCGGACCATTGGAAGGAACGCGAATGCGATTTCTGAAGGGGAGAAAGAATCAAGAGATCAAAGGAACGTTCGGATATGTTGAAGAGGACGGACAAACCCCGAAGATGATATCTCGCGCTCTCCTGTTGCTTGTCTGCGAGAAGCTCATCACTCCAGCATTTCCCGAAGCCGCAGGATCAAGCATTCTGCATCCCAGTTCGGTCTCCGTTCAGTCTGAGACAACGGACGGGCATTCGATTAGCTACAAAACCCTCATTTCCAATTTCCAGACTCGGAGATCCGGCTTGTCTGGGATAACACAAAACGCGGAGGTTCTAGATATCATCAAACTCTATCGCGCTCCTTTGGGAATCGCTTCGCCTTCACATTGGTCTTTCTACTGAGGTCATCATGGTTCAGCCTAGACTAATTCATCCTTGCAACATTGTGATCAGACGAGTCGATCACAGCACGACCGCATATGATGAGGACGCGAGAGAACCAATGCAGCAAGCTACTCGGATGATCAGCGTGACGATTCCAGGCCAAGTCTCGTGGATCGATACTTCGAAAATGGAGACAGGCAAAGGCGGAGTGATTTTGAATGCGTTGGGCTATGTATTGTTCCGGAAGCTCGACCTCGATGGAGCGGGATTCGCAATTCAAGTGAATGATCGAATCTCGAAGATGGGTCACGTAGAGACCGATGTTTACGTGGAGCGATTGGAATGGATCGGCCACTATCCGGAATCTACCGGACCGACGATGATCAAGGCGTATTTCTCAGACAGGCTTCCTTCGAAGCAAGTGGGTCAATGATGGCCGTGAAGTGGAAAGGGTTTGGAGACTTCAAGAAAGCTGTTGACGCAGCGGGCTTGGGAAAGTCTTGTCGAAAAGCACTGAAAAGAACGGCTGGGATCATCGGGAAGCTCGCGGTGGCTCATGTTCGAAAGACAATCGCCGAAGGGGACTATGTTAAGAATTCCGAGTTGACGGTAGCGTTGAAAGGAAGCAACGAACCGTTGAAAGGCACGAAAGGCGCCGAGCTTTGGAATTCGGTCAATGCCGAGGTTCTCGCTTGGAATCGGATTTTCGTCGGGGTGAATCGGAGCGATGGTCGATATCAAGTCGCCGTCGCAGTCCACAATGGAACCGTGATTCAAGTGACTCCTGCGATGCGGGGCTTGTTCTTGTACCTTCACCTCGCTTCAACCGGAGAAGAACATCAAGGCGGAAAGAGTGGGGAAGCGTTGTTGACATCCGAAAGGGCGAAAGAGCTTTTCAAACTATACAAAGGATGGATGCCCTTGAAAAGCTCGACGACTCAGATTGTCATTCCCGCTCGGCCCTTCTTTACGAAGGCGTTCGAGGACGAAGCATTCAAAGAGAAAATCCGCAAATATTGGCGCGGAGCTATCGAAGAAGCGTTTATGGAAAGATTGAAAGGCGGGTGATTCGATGGCCGATCCAGCAGTCACGCCTGCGAGGCTCTCGAAGCTGATCAAAGAATTCCGATTCTCAGAAGAGATTCGGAGTCGATTGTCTTTCGGAACCAACGTTCGATTGAATCCCGATCTCCATCTGATTCAATTGAAAGCCACCGACGGCCTTTATTCATTGGACGATGATTTGTGGATGAAAACGTGGATCGCCAATCCGATGAATGCCCGTCAATGGTTGGGATTCGAAGTCTCGGCAGTGCATGAGGAGAATGAGGAAGGCGAAGTGACAACCAGCCTCGGATTCCGCTTGTCCGACGGAACGGACGAGTTCATTTGGGATGGAGCAAATTGGGCCGAAGAGGATGACGATTGGAACACGGAAGCCGAAATTGCTTCACACATTTCTTCCTTTCCAATCGGAGACAAGAAAATCCAAGTCGTGGTCAATCTGAAAACGACAGACGAGCGGCACACTCCAAAAGTCTACAGCATCAAAATCCTCTACTCCTCCGACTGTCTTTTTCAAGAGGACATCGTTTTTCGATCGTTGGTCCGGAAGCTGAAGGAATCGGTGAGACCGCTCGGAAGACACGTTTTCACAACGACAAGCACGCTGACCAGCGTCTTGCTGAAAAGCACTCACAAGATGGATACGCCCTACAATGTCGTTTTAGTTGAAGGCGTCTACAATCACACGGATGATCCTGACCATTTGACCAACCTGGCCACGACATTCAACCCCTCGACTGGCGTTGTCACTCTCGGTTCGACATTCCCGACAAATCATATCCTCTGGCTCGATTTTAGGTGGGAGCCGGAAGTATCTGTGACTACAAGCCAAGACTTCTCCGAAGTGGCGAAGGTTCCAGCGTTGGTTTTGGACACAATCAACCTAGTGGACTGCAACGAGCTATCGCAGTATGATAGCGTAATCAACCGGAGCACGGGTTCCGGTTGGAAAATTTTCCCTCCGATGAGGGGTTCTTTGGAAATATCGCTCCGGATGTTGACCGATAAAGCTACCGATCAACTAAGACTGGCCGACGAATTAAAAAGGTTCTTCATGCTCAATCCAACCATTCGTTCCTTTGGATTGGATGAAGACTATCGGCTCTGGTTGATCGATGAATACAAGCAAGACAGCGGAATGGATCGCAACGATGTACTTTCAGGTCGAATGATGTTTAGGGTGGTCGATGTTCTTTTCTACATGAAGGAGGCAGTGGCAGTACATGGAATCGAAAATGTTGTGTTGAACTTGGAAAGTCTTGAGGACTAAAAAAGGAGGCAGGGAAAATGGCTCAGAGAAGGATCGGCCCGGTAAGAGGGGCAGGCGTCGGAGTGGTTGAGACGGAAGGCGATAAGCCGATCGAGGCAGGAGCATTGGGCTGGGTAGGCTATGCGGGAGTCCTCGAAAAGGGTCCAACCAACAAGTTGATAGTCGCTTCGAGCGTATCAAAATTTTTCAAGAAGTGTGGCAGCTACATCTCGGATTCGCTTCTCCCGGATGCTTGCAAACACTTCTACTCCTTGGCCAGTGGCGCGGGCGGCATTCTACTTGTTCGCGTGACCGACGACAACGAAGCCCAAGCGGAAATCACACTCTACTCGAGAAGCTCGGCCCGAAAGGCGATGGGCAAAATCAAGGCCGCCAATGGCGGTCGCTGGGGAGGCAAAGCAAAGAAGTATACGGATGATCTGAGCGCGTCTGGGAAGTTGACTGAGACGACGCTCGACACAGAAAACACGTTCCTCAAAGACGAATGGAAGGATGGCTGGGTGGAGTTACTGGCCGTTCCGAACGTTCGATATCCGATCATCAGCAACACAGCGGCCGGAGTCATCACAGTGGCTTCGGATCAATTGATGAAAACGGCTTGGGGCACCGGCCCCGATCTCCGTTTTTATCTCTATCGCGAAAACGACGGAAAGGCGCTGTCGGTTGAGGTTCGCGATGGCGAAGAGAATCCTACGATCGAATTCGGCTTGTTCGTCTATGTCGATGGCGCTCTCGCCAATCAATGGCCGAATCTATCGCCAGATCCGGACTCGACTCGGTACTGGGTGAACTTGATCAACAATGACGGAAACAACGATGAGATTTGGGTTCAGAACCTTTGGACGGGAGCTTACACCGCTGCGTCTCGTCCGGCTAACTTCTACGGAATCAGCTCGGCAATCACGGATGAGACATTGACGGCCGTCATCCACGAGTTCAATCCGGCTAGCGTTGGGAATGCGAGCGGAACGTGCGCTCTCGGTTCCACGACTGACGCGATGGTCGAGCAGACAATCACGATCACCTTTTCCGGAGCGACCGCGGCAGCGGCAGTTAGCGATCTCTTCGGGGCTCTCGGTTCGGTGACAGTTGGTTCGGCTTTCACACCAAACAACAAATGGACTCCTCCATTCACCTTGACCGCAGGAACAACCGTGTGGGAAGCGGCCGATATTGCCGTTCTCAAGTACAAGCCGTTTGTGGCTGATGCTCTAATCGGCGGCTCGCTCTATCAGGATAAAGTCAACTATCCGAGAGAAAAATATCGCATCGTCGACAACACCCACAAAGTCATCACCGTGGCGGCTGGCGCCGATTTGACGGATAGCGGAGCACCTGCCGACGAGTTCATGGTTGTGGCTCCAATCGAATTGGCAGGCGGTCGAGACGGAATCGCCGATCTGGAAGATACCCACTACGAGCAAGCTCTCGATGTCAGCAATTCGTTGTTCAACCAGATCGTCGGGAAGAGTCTCGGGCTCGTGAAATTGGCCTGCCCTGGCGTGACCGCAACGGCAGTGCAGAAGGCTGGAATCGCCTACGCCGATGCAAAGAATCACCAGTTCCGCATCGAGATTCCCGACACCGTGCTCACCGAAGAGGACGCGGACAACTATGTGAATAACACGATCGGCCGGAACGACTTCGCAGTTGTCTCCTTCCCAAGCTATGGCTACGTGTCCGACCCGGAGACACCGAGCGAGGGCAAGCTGAAGCTCGTATCCTTGACCGGAGCAATCCACGGAAGAGAGGCCAGAATCGCGGCCGACTATCTCGGCTATCACAAGGCGGAAGCCGGCATCGACGCGACGCTCTCGATGGTTCTGAAAATCCCGACCGAGGATGCAATCCTCAACGAGGAATATCTCAACCCGCTCGGAATCGGCCTCATCAAAAAGATGAAAGGCAACTTCGTGATTTGGGGCGATCGGACAATCAGCACGGATCCAACATGGAAGTGGAAGCACCAACGCGAGCAAATGTGCTACTACGAGAACGTCCTTCGTGAGAGCTTCGACTGGGTGGTGTTCTGCATCAACGATCCAATCGAGGACAAGCGATTGGTCGCGAGCCTTCGCAGCTTCTTCATCCCGGAATGGAACAAGCGGGCTCTAAGAGGAAAGACGTTTGAGGCAGCCGCAATCATCAAGATCGATAGCGAGAACAATACCGACCTGACTCGGGCTTCTGGAGATCTTTACGCTGACGTGTCGCTGAGTCTCGCTGATACCGTCGAGCGTTTTTTGATCAGAATCGGCAAACAAGGTATATTTGAGGCTGCTGTCTAAGGGAACAGGGATTAGGGAACAAGGAGGATCGGAAAATGTCAGTCACTCTTAAGAAGCTATTGGGCGAAGGTGGTTCGGGTCTGGACGAGTCGATGGGCTTCGACACTCTATATGACGTGCTGAAGCAAGTGGTCACGGAGCTTCGGGCGCTTCAAACTCAGTACAATCAATTGAGAGCCGACTACAACACGGAGCACTCGACCGACACGACAGCAACGGCAGTCTCTAGCACCCTCGCGATCGAGTGATCGCTGCGGGATAGGAGAGGACCATGAAAGGCGCTATCAAAGCTGGCCACATGCCAGCCAACAAGTTCCAGCTTTTGGTGCTCGGCCTTCCGCCGATCACATTCACGAAGGTCTCGAGCATCGAGGATGAACTCGAGATCGTGGATCTTCCGGACCGCACCAAGGCAAGCGGTGGAAATCGGAAAGCGGTTGAGTTCACCGCCTCCGTTCCGATGCACCATCTCGCCGAGCAAGCAGCTCTGGAAATCTGGTTTTCCCAGAGTCAAGATCCGGTCGATCCTGGCTATAAGAAGGTCGCCACTTTGATCTACATCTCGATTGACGGGAATGTCTTCCGGACGTTCTCGCTGACAGGGGTCTTCCCCTCGAAGCGGTCGGCGAGCGAATTGGATATGGCAGACGAAGGCAGCATGTCGGCGACGGAGTGGACGTTCCAAGCAGACGACGTTGGCGCGTTCTAATTACTAACTCAGGTTAGACCTATCAAGGCCATTTGGCCGATTGGAGGCAAACCATGGCTCTCTCCGAAAAAATCAAGGTTCAGACCCTCAGAGAAAACGGCGCAATTCTTCCTGTCGGATTTTCAAACTCTACCGAACGTGGACTCGTGGCCAAGCGTTGGAGGCTGAAAGAAGAAAAAGAACTGTCGGCAATCTTCGATGAAAACGGAGCGAAGATGGACAGGTATGTTTCCAGCGTTCTGGCTACGATGTTCACGAAGATCGGACCTCACGACCTGACCACGATGGATGCGGCAAAGAAAATGTTGGTCATCGGCCAAATGTCGATGCCCGACGTTTTCTTTGCCTATCTCTATCTTCGGGTTCAGGCGATGGGTCATGAGCTGTCTTTCAATCTCTCCTGCCCGAAGTGCCGCGATGTTTTCTCCTTTACGGCTGATCTCAATACGGTCAAAATCCGGAGCATCGAGAAATTGGAAGATGCGCAGTGGATCTATTCTTTGATCGAACCTTTCAAAATCCGTGGATCGTCAGTCAACGCATTCCGGATGGGACCCGCACCTTGGTCTGCTCTCAAATCGATCTCCGATGAGGGGTTCAATCCTGGCAACATGAAAGCCGGCATGATCATTAGCTCAATCGCAAGCGTTGGGTTCGATACCGGCTTCTCTGCGATTCCGCTAGCGAAGAACGAGCTAGACGAGATGGGAAAACGCGATTTCGAAAATCTCGCAAGTGAGATTGATCGCAACAGTCTCGGCCCGGATATGAGCGTCGAGGCGCAGTGCCCGAAGTGCAGCAAGGAATTCTTGACCTCGATTCAATGGATGGCCGAGAGTTTTTTCGGGGCTTCTTCCCGATCCGAACATTAAAGGAGATTCGGGAAGAGCTGTTCTTTCTATCATATAACATGCAAGGCGGTATCACCTGGTCGGAGATTGAAGAGCTGGATGCGACGGAATTGGATTGGTTGGTGTGGCGGCTCATTGATCAGATAAAGCGCGAGCGAAAGGCTCTTGAGAGGTGATATTGTGTCCTTCGAAAAAATCGGCTTAGGCGGAGAGCTTATCTTCGAGGTCGAGCAAGCCGTTGTGGCTATGACCGCTGTCTCTGAGCGGTTCAGGCAGATGGGCGAGTCGGCTAAGAAGATTGACCCTCCCGTTGAAACCCTTCAAATGAAGTTGAAGGTATTGGGACAAGAGGGCGTCAAATCGATCGGACAAATGGCTTCTGGCGTCAAGGACCTCGGGAAAGCTCTCGGAAGAACCCTGGCTCTATTTTCCGGCGTTACTATTCTAATGAAGAAGGGCGCCGATGAGTCGATGGAATTCGAGCAGAAGCAGGCCGAATTGGCGGCTTCGACAGATGCAACGGCCGAAGATCTGAATCGAATGAGCTTCGCCGCGAAGAAGCTAGGCGCCGAGTTTGGGAAGTCTCCCGTTGCTGCTCTCGGAATGATGAAAAATCTGAGAGCGTCTGGAGCGACGATTGATCAGACGATGACCTCCGCTGCATCTGCGATGTCTCTAGCTCGAGCAACCGGAATGGAAGAAGCGAAAGCGGCGATGTTCCTTGGCCAGACTGTCAAAGGTATGGGAATGTCGTTTGAGGAATCTAATCGAATCGTCGATGTCATGGCCAAGACTTCCGCCAAGTCGGGAATCGAGATCAATCAATTGGGCGCTTCGCTCAGAATGGTCTCTCCGATTGCCAGGAGCCTCGGAATTCCATTCGAACAAGTGAATGCCTCCCTCGGGATATTGTCGCAAGCTGGGATAAAGGGGAGCCGCGCAGGCATGGGTCTGGCTACCATGTTCCGAGCGTTGACCAAGCCGACGACGGCCAGCCAAGAAATCCTCGCTTCGTGGGGCATCGCGTTGACCGACACCCAAGGGAAATTGCTTCCCCTATCGACGATCATTCCTCAATTGAACAAAAAGATTTCTGGCATTTCCAACGCCTCGAAGAGGGCCGAAGTCTCCACGACTATTTTTGGAAGGCGCGGCGAGCAAGCATTCGGAATGTTGGCAGCGGCCGGCGAGAAGGGGATGAAGGATTTTGAAAACGCGCTTTACGGCTCGGCCGGAGCGGCTGGTAAGATGGCCGAGGTTCGTGGTAACAACGCCCTCATCCAGATGAAGAAATTCTGGACCAGCGTCAAGACCCTCTCCGGAGAGGTCATGGAGCCGTTCCTGACTTCCACCGCTGCAAACTTCAAATCGATGTTCAAATGGGTCTCCGGAGTGACCCTCTCGTTGATATCAATTCGAGAGATCGGTCTCGAAGAATTCGTCAAACAATCGGAACAAGCCGGCGGAAGTCTAACAACCGTCCAGAAGATAGCCATCGGAATATACGAGGCGCTCGAGGAGCTGAAGGCGTCTTTCGACAGAGTGGTTGAATCGGCCAAGTCTTTCGGTCTCAGTTTTTTCAAGTCGATCGGGGTCGATTCTACAACGGCCATAGCCAATCTGGTTACGAAAGTGGCGTTGATTGGAGGTGCGTTGGTTCCTGTTACTGCGGCCGTGGTTGCTGTTGGATGGGCGATCTCGAAAACAGTCTTTCCGGCTTTCACGGGAATGTGGAATCTGGCAGCCGGATTCGCCTCGTTAGTTACAAAGACAGTGCTTCCCGCAATTGGTGCGATGTATAGCTCGCTCGTAACATTGGGAGGGACGACGATCACTTTCACGGGAGTCGTCGGAGGGTTGAAAGCCGCTGTCTTGGGTGTCGGTACAGCCGTCAAAGGCGCCCTGCTCGGATCTCTCAAAGCCGTCTTTACGTTCTTGAAAGGTTGGGGCGGCCCTATCTTCCTGGTCTTCGGATTGCTCTGGTCCTATCTCGAATCGACTGGGAAGAAGTTTGATTCGTTCTCCGGTATGCTTGGCGGAATCTGGGAAGGTTTGAAAAACACCTTCGGCGCATTCGTCGAAGGGTTTATGTCCAAAGTCGGATCGATCTGGGATGGCGTGAGCAAATTGGTATCAGCAGTCGGCAAGATGTTCAACACCTTATTCGGCTGGCTCTGGGAAAGTAATTCGAAAGCCGGCGGCGACATGGTAAGCGTTTGGGGCACTGTCGGCGAATTTATCGGAACCGTCATTTCTACAATCATTGAAGGTCTGGGAATCATGTTCGAGCTGTTGGGTGAGTTCGTCACAAAAGCTCGAACCAGCATCCAAGAATATATGTTAGGTGTTCAAGAGCGTGCTCTGGAAAGCGATCGAGATGCGATGTCCCAAGATGAATATGAAAGAGAAAAACGCAAGTTGGACTTTATCAAGAGCGGAATCGAGAAGGATACTCGATCCAGAAATCTCCAATTCATGGAAGAGAAAGCAAAGCGGGACGAGACTATCAGCGCCGCTAAAACGGCGACCGAGACGAAGCTCGCCGGCAAGAAGCCGAGTGACAAAGTAAACGTCGATGTGAATCTCGGAAAGCAAGAGACTTCGATCAAGAACACGCTTTGTATCGACGGCAAGCAAGTGGCGACGGCAATCAGCCGTACTCAGACCGAAATCATGGAGCGTTCCGGAGCGAAGAAGGAAGCGTATCAGAAAACGGCTTCGAGAGAGTTCGGGATAACTCCGGGACTCAAGAAAATAGCCACGCTTCCATAATTGTTTACGGTGTAAATAGGAGTCGGCCATGGGCTTGTTTGGTGGAGAAAGAGTTTGGTTCCTAACGAATCGCGACACTGGCGAAGAGTTACAGGGCCAATTCGTGGCGGAGTCGTTGACCGAGACTGTCGGCGCAACCTATGCAGATCGCTTCTCGTTGAATGCTCAAAGCCCGATCTCTCAATTTGTTCATGGCAACATTGACACGGTTTCCTTTCGAGGTCGCTTTTTTCTAACATCCGAATCGGAAGGCAAAGAGAACGATCCCTACGCGAATCTCGCTCTTCTAAAGTTGTGGGTCAGGCGCGACGAGAAGTTGAAGAGGCCACCCCTCATCATGTTTTGGGTGGCCGATTCTCATCTTGGCTTTCAATACTGCACGATTCGCCAGATCTCGAATGAATATCAACCACCGACTCGTTCCGGCGCTCTCCGCGATGTGTCGTTTAGCATCGAGCTTCATAGATATGAGCCTTGGACGTTGGATGTCTCCGAGCCGCCTGAGACGCGCTATCATCGCTCGCGCCAAGCCGACTATTACGAAATGCTGACCCAGCGCGAGTACGGAAGTCCGTTGATGGGTGACGTTATCCGGAAGAGGCATCCTTCCACGCCATTCGTTCAAATTGGAAGCATTATCAAATTGCCTTCATCCGATGCAATTGCAAAAGAAGTTGTCGAGCCGAAGTCGCTTCCCCTGTATCGAGCGTTCACTCGAAAGGATACTGATACGAAAAGAAGGCGTGAGCAAGTTGTGGAAGATCACAACGTGACCAAATCAAGCTTCTACGTTCGAGAGGACGAGTAACATGGATGACGTTCTCGCTCCCCGGTTCAGCTTGGAAGTGCAGGGTCACAAGATCCAGGCGAACGTCTCGCAATTCATCGAGCGAGTTGAATACGAATCTATTGAAGGCATTGTCGATATGATGAAGGTCGCCGTTCTCAATCCAGACTTCTTGATATCGGAGTTGAAGCTGTTCCTTCCTGGGAACGAGCTTTCTTTGTGGATCGGCTATGGCGCAAATTTACAGCATATCGGAAGAGCCGTCATCGCCAATGTTCGATGTCCTTTCCCGCTAGACGGGATGCCTTCGATCGAAGTGACCGCATATTCAAAATCGCACTACATGCAAGACGTTCGGCCCGATCCAGATCCGCCTACGGGAACGAAGCCGAAAGGCGGTAAGAGCAAGGAAGCGAAGAAGACAAATTGGAAGAAGGAAAGCTTCTCGGAAATAGTTCGGAAGGTCGCGGCGAAATATCAATTCGTCGATGACGTGGATGAGACCAAAGAACCTCGATCGAACGTCTATCAACCGAAAGAAATGTCAGACTACGATTTCGTCAAGGGCATGGCCAACTTGTCTGGCTACTACTTCTGGGTTGACGGCGACGCTCAGGGAAAATGGACTCTTCACTTCAAGCATCCTGATAACATTCAACAGGAGAAGAAATACAGCCTTCGCTATGCGCAAGGTGGATCGGGAACGCTCTACAATTTCGAGCCGGAGCTTCTATTCAAAGATCACTTCACGAAAATCTCGGTTCAATTTCTGTCGCCTTCTGGAAGATTGGTCGAGAAAAATTTCATCGAGGAGAAGAAGCACGATTGGTCAACTGTCCCAACCAATCCTGAAGAAAAGGTCGAAGGCGAATTGGGAACGGCGCAAGAGGTGAATCTCTACATCGGAGAATATAGCCTCCGAGTCTACGACGGAACCAGGTTCAAGCAGGACTCTACAATCGAATGGTGGGCTAAACAGTGGTTTGAAAAGAATCGCGGCAACTTCGTTTCTGGCTCGGGAGCGTGCGTTGGTATTCCGGATCTGAGGGCAAGACAGACACATGGAATCACCGGACTCGGAACATTGTTCGATGGCGACTGGGTGATGAACAAGGTTCGTCACATCTTCGACTCGGGCTCTGGTTATCAATGTGAGATCGATGCGAGAAAGGTGGTTGCCAAATGAGCTACATAAGCTATCTCGCACGAGTCGTGGACAATCAAGACGAGAAAAAGCTAGGTCGCATCCAAGTCGTTTGTCCGGATTTCACCGGAAGCCAGGAACCTCTCGCGGATTGGGTTGAACCACTCCTCGATTGGGGTTGGTTCTACATTCCGGATGTCGACGAAATCGTGGAGATCGAAATCTTGATGTCTTCGAATCAAGATGACGTTCCCTATGAAGCTGCGATTTTCAATCCAGTCATGAAGTGGCGCGGAAAGCGAGCCTGGGATAGTGCCAATACCAAATCGCCGAGGCCGATTCCGGATGAAGTGAAAACGAACTACGGGAAGCGTCGGGGATTCATTACGCCGAGCGGGCATGTTTTGATGTTTGATGACACGCCTGGAAAATCCATGGTTCGGCTAGGCTGGAAGGACGGAAGCAACACGAGCGAGATTCTGCTCGACGAGAGTGGTTCGATTGCAATCACGAACAAGGCCGGAACCACGATTGTCATGGATGCCGATTCGGACACCGTGACGATCGTGTGTGGTGTCGCCGATATTCAAGCCGATTCGATCAAGCTAGGGAATGGCGCTGACACGCCGGCCATCCGAGGCGACGATTGGAAAAGCTGGGCCGAGGCCCACACTCATCCTTCTGGTACAGGGCCGACGGGTGCTCCGATTCAACCCATTCCGCCGACTGTTCTTTCAACGGTAGTGGAGCTGAAGTAATGGCGATGTCGAGCGCCACGTTGAAGGCCGAGCTTGTCGCTCTCAATTTGTACGAGGATGAAGGCGACGCCATAGCTGGATGGTCTGCGGCCTTCAAGACCTACTTCCTCGATGCGGCTTGCAACGGAATCCCAGTCACTCCTGCGGCCTTGGTTCCGTGCGAGGCCGCGATGAAGGGCGCCATGATTGGCTTGTCGCTGACCGGAGCCGTTGCCATTCAAGCGGGAATCGTCGCCTTCTGGGGAGCGTTGATTCCTGCTGTCGCCTTTCCGCCAGCGATCTCTCTAATACCGCCTCCCGCTCTAGCGGGAATCAGTACGGCGTTGCTTCCCGTCTTTCTTGCAAGTACCACGGGAAAGCTAGGAACGGATCCGGCCATGGAGGCAATCTCGACTGTGATCCATGCGAACAACCTCGGAGGAACAGCCGCGTTTATCGGGCCTCCTCCACTCGTCGCTCCGATATTGTGAGGCAGCCATGGCAACGGGATTGAAAATACCTGTCGGTGTAAACGCTCTCGGAGGTACTGCCGTTGTCAGCGCCGACGATAGTACGACCCAAACAATCATGACTTCGCTGACCGACTGCGACAATGAAAACGCCTTTCAGCAATTTCTCGGTCTCGGATCGGGAATGGTCTTCGCTGTTAACGATGTCAAGCTGAGGGCGACCATCACACAGCGGCTTCGAGAGATCTTCGCCGAATTCGTGAAGGAACGAAAATACAAGCTTCTCGAGGAGACCATTCAGTGGGACGATACTGGGGAGGAATTGAAATTGGATTTTCGCTATTTAGATATGGAATCGGACGAAGAGAAGCCCTTTCAGAAAATTTTCAGGCCGGAGGATTGAGCCATGGCTAGAGTAACCGTTCCCGATTTCAATTTTTCGGCTTTCTACTATCAGGAGATTCTGGACGCCTTGATCCGGTACAAGCGGCAGCACGTTCCGGAGCACACCGATGAGAGCGCCTACGACCCCCTGATGCAATTCCTCCGAATGGAGGCGCTCGTCGGGCACTTGAACAACACCTTGATCGATTTGGTCGCGAATGAAAGCACACTCCCGACGGCCAAGCTTCCGGAGACAGTCAGAAATATGCTCCGGTTGATTGGCTACGAAATGCGGCCCGCTTCGCCCGCGACCGCTGATGTCGTTCTCGAATTGTCGCGAGTCTTCACTTCGTCATTCGAGATTCTGCCTGAGAAAAGCCAAGTCGCGACGGAGCAGCAAGCCGGATCGAATTCGCGGTACTTCGAAAATCTCTCCGCTGTCGAGATTCAGAGGACGGATCAATTCGGTTCGGTGCTCGCCGAAGAATCTACCGTCTTTACCGATAAGACGAGCCTGGCGAACGGCGGAGGAAATTGGTCGCCCTGGGCCTCTGCCGCTGTCGCGGATAAGATTTACTTCGGTCACGATTCCGTCATGTGGGATCAATTCGATTTTACCTTTTCCGTGTTCTCCTCCGGAATAGCTGGTGTGTGGGAATACTACGATGGAAATTGGGCGAAAACGAATCCGATCTTGGTTGAGCTTTACGGAGCGGGCTTGTTGAAGGTCCGTCTGAATTCTTACCTAGGAGATTTGAATAGGAAAGGAACCGTTGTTAGGGTTCAGTTGAATTCGACCACGGCTTACGAGGAGCTGGTCAGCGATTGGGATGGAACTTACAATTTTGTGATCACAACGGGATACCTCGGACAAACGTCGCCTAGCCTTGTCGAAGCGGACTATACGGTAGGAAGCGACTGGGAGATTTTGACGGTTGATGATGAGACCTCTGTTTTGCAAAGCAACGGAAGCGTCTCTTGGACGTTGCCTCAATCGCTGACTCAGAATTGGATCGAGACCGAGGTGAACGGGTTCACAGGATTCTTCATTCGTTTTCGTGTCACCGCTGTCTCGACTCCGACCTCCCCGACGTTCTCCGGTTCGACAATGGACGGAGGGAAGCAATACATAATCGGCTCCTTCACCCAAGGCAAAACCCAAATCGATGCGCAGCTCGGATCCAGCGACGCTTCGGAGAATCAGCAATTTGAAGTCAGCCAAGACAATTTCATTTCGAATTCGATGGAAGTGACGGTTGACGATGATTTATGGACGGAGGTTCTCAATTTCCTGTCGTCTCGTCCAACCGACAAACACTATCGAGTCATTCTTGGCGAGAACGATGGCGCGATCGTTGTCTTCGGCGATGGCGTGACTGGAAAGATTCCGCCCCTTGGCGTGAGCAACGTTCAAGCCGAATATCGATGGGGAGCGAATGAGGATGGCAACGTCGGAGCCAACGCAATCGGAATCGATAAAACCGGACTGACCTACGTGTCGAGGTTGTGGAATCCTCGACCGGCTTCCGGTTGGTCAATCGCGCAAGGCTCTTCGGATGACGGGTTGGAAGAAGCGAAGATCGAAGGACCAGCTTCGCTCCGAATCAAGGAAGTCGCGGTCGGAGCGCAAGACGTGGAAGATATGACTCTGGCTTTCGTCGATACGGACGGAAGCTCGCCGTTCTCCCGGGCGAAGGCGTTCGAAGGGGCGAGCGGTCCTAAGACGGTCGAGATCGTCGTGGTCGCTTCTGGCGGAAGCCAAGCGACGGCGGCTCAAGTTGAATCTCTTCAAACCTATTTCAACGGAGACAATTTCTCGCATCCGATTCTTCCCAAGAGAATTGTAGCCAATCAGCAAGTGATCGTCTCCAACTTTACGCCGAAAACGATCGATATCGTCGCTGAGATTTACGGGAATGACATCGTAGAAGAGTCGGTACGGAACGCGCTCCAAGCCGTCTTTCAGCCGGAGGCAACGAAGGAGGATGGCAATTGGGAGTGGGAGTTTGGGGCTTCCGTTCCTCTCTCCAGAATAATCCATGAGATATTCTCCTCTGGAGATCAGATCACTAAAGTTGAAGTCAGCGATCCGACAGTAGATGTGACATTGAACAAAAGAGAGCTTCCCAAATTGGGAACGCTCACATTGACGATTATCGAGTAAGGAGAACTACCATGGCTAGAGGAACGCCTGCATGTAGCAAAGGGTCGGTTGGTGCTGTTGTCAACGGGCAGCGTCGAGCGGTTATGGAGCTGATCCGTACTCGATTGTTAGCCTACGATGTCTCTGGCAACGACACTTGGGTTGAGTCGGATACCTACAATTCGGGAGGATACGATTATCACATCTTCCATTCACAAGGAAGCCCTCTCCTAGGCGGAGGAGCCGGGGATGCTGATTTGTGGATTTTGTTACAAGAATACGCTTCCGGAATATATTGCAGAACGATGAGCGATTTTTGTCCTGCCGCGAATACTTATCAACGACAAACTTCAGCTTCGAGTGCTGCCATAAATATAACAGACACGGGTGCTTTTGACTGGTGGAGTGTTGTTAACGACTATGAATTTACATTTGTTATGGTTCAAGGTGGAACATACTATGCTGTGTGGGGAGGACAGCCGTTGAATGGCTTGGGAGAGGGAAGCGCCATCGGCGGAAGAGCGAGATTGAGAGTGGCCACTTCAACGACAGGCAACGTGACTTTGAGCTTGGATCGCGATCTAACCGGATTGCTAACGGTTGGTCAAAAAATATATTTACTCAATCAAACGCCGGACGGTGATGGTGCTCTTTCCAGCGATTTCTGTGAGATTGTCACTGTTGCATCTGTTGGTTCTAGCACCGTGGATGTTAC